GCGACCTTTTTTCCTTCCCAGCGAAAGAAGTAAAAGAGGCCGCAGGTCGGCGAGAAGCGTCATGGCCGACCGGCAGCGGCGCTGACGGCAAGATGCGGGTGTTGTCTCTTTTTGACGGTTTAGGTGGAGCGCGAGTTGCTTTAAAGAACTTAGATGCGCCGGTGGAGTACTTGGCTAGCGAAATAGACCCCTACGCAATAAAGGTTCACCGCAATAATTACCCCGACACAAAGCAGATAGGCGATGTATCAAAGGCGTCGAGCGAATCGGTTGGGCCGGTGGATCTATTGGTGGGCGGCTCACCGTGCCAAGACCTCAGTCGCGCCAAGAAAGGCGGTCTGGGGCTGGAAGGTCCAAGCAGTGCCTTATTTTACGATTATGTGCGGATGCTAAAAGAGACAAAGCCAAAATATTTTGTATTTGAAAACGTAGCGTCTATGAAACCCGAAGTAAAAGACCGTATATCGGAAATCTTTGGGGTCAAGCCGATAATGATCGATGCAAAAGACGTATCAGCCCAAAACAGAAAACGCTATTTCTGGACGAACATACCCGTTGATTTGCCACGCGGTCGGGACATAAAGATACAGGATGTGCTGGAAAAAGAAGTAGATCCCAAATATTACCACACCGATAAAGCCCAAGCCTACATGAACCGTAGGGTTCGTGATGGGCGTACGCATTTGGATTTTGGACACCACACGGATGCACGTTCGCAGGACAAGTCGCGGACACTAGTAGCAAATTTGAGCAAAGGCGTGCCGTACAACGTCTTGATCGACGAGTCGGGTCGTATGCGGAAGTTTACACCGACCGAAGTTGAACGATTAGCCGGCGTCCCAGAGGGTTATACGGAAGGCGTTTCAAATACGCAGCGGTATAAGATGCTGGGCAATGGGTTCCAGATACAAGTGATGGAGCATATACTGAGCGGCATCCCAAAAGCAGCAAGCGCACCTTGACAACGTGGCGTCCGCAGCCTGGACCCCAGGAAAAGGCGATACGCGCTTCGTTTGTCGATGAGTTGTTCTTTGGCGGCGCTCGCGGGGGCGGAAAATCGGAATTTTTACTAGGAGATTACCTCGCCGATGTCGATACCTACGGCGAGCATTGGAAGGGCGTGCTGATACGACGCACCTACCCTGAGTTGGATGAGATCATTGACCGGTCGCGTATCATCTTCCGCGACGCCTACCCCGACGCCGAGTACAAGGTCGGGACGCATCAATGGCAGTTCGCTAACGGCGCGGTCTTAAAGCTGCGCCACTTGGAAAACGAGGCCGACGCCGACCATTTCCAAGGGCAGCAGTACAGTTGGATCGGATGGGATGAGTTAACCAGTTGGACCGACATGAAAGCCTACCACAAGCTGAAGGCGTGCTTGCGGACGGGTTCAGCGACGATACCGAATAAGCGCATACGGTCGTCGGGCAACCCAGGCGGTGCCAACCACGGCAACATCAAGAAGTACTTCGTCGATGCGGGACCGGAGTCGTCGATCATCGAGGGCGACGACGGCATGAAGCGGATGTATATCCGCAGCCTCGTCACCGACAACAAGATTTTATTGGAGCGCGACCCAGGCTATATCAAGCGCCTGGAGGGCGTGGGCGACGAGGCACTGGTCGCCGCATGGCTGAAAGGCGACTGGAACGCTTTTGTCGGTCAATACTTTACCAACTGGGACGCGAAAAAGATCGCGGTACCGTCGTTTGAGATTCCGGATCACTGGCCGCTGTTTGGCGGCATGGACTACGGCGAGGCGGCACCAACCAGCTATGGACTCTATACCGTTGACTACGACAGCAACGTCTACCGACTATGCGAATACTACCAAGGCAATGCGACGGCATCGCAGCACGCGCACCGCATCGCCCAGATGATCGAAAGTTGTCCATTTACGGGCGGTCGTTATCCGCAAGCGACCTACGCCGACCCATCGATGTTTGTTAAGCGGCGCTTGTCGGAGGTGATCAACCACTCACCGGCCGACGTCTTCGCCGACCACGGCATCTTCTTGACGCGAGCCAACAACGACCGCATCACCGGCTGGCGGGTATTAAACGATGCGTTGATAAAAGAGCGGTTTTATTGCTTCAACGGGTGGAACGACGCGCTGATGCGAACGATGCCGACGCTGCCGCGCTCGACGAAGAACCCAGAAGACCTCGATACGACGGCCGAGGACCACGCCGCCGACGAGTTGCGCTACGCCATATCGAAGATATACGCACCGCACCGTGTGACGGAGCCGGAACCCTACGAAGGCACCGGCCAGGAGATGATCGACGAGTTAGCTACCCAAACCGGCCGCCGCAGTGGCCGCTACGCCAACGCTTGACGAACAAAACGACTGTCGGGGCGCTATACCCCGTCGGCATACGATTCGAGACGACGATGAAAGGTTTCAACGGCACGCCCCACGCGACGAAGAGCAAGCCTAAGTCCAACAAGACCCGCGTCAAGCCTCGTCCGGCCGGTGCGGACAACCTCAAGGCTGGAAAAAGCAAGTAATGCCCAAGGTTGGCAAAAAGCACTACGCCTACACCCCGTCGGGCCGTGCGGCGGCTCAAAAGGCCAGCAAGGCGACGGGTAAGAAGATCACCAACACCAAGAAGCGTACGCCGAAAAAGAAGTAA